TACGTCAGGTCACGCATGGGCTTGCGGTACTTCTCTGCATCCGACCCGTTACTTGCTTCCCTGTGGGCTAGGCGTTGCGTTTCGTGTTGCAGTGACTCCACTATGCCACAAGAAAAACTAGCATGCAAGAAAAACTAGCATCTCAGGCAAAAAAAAGCCGCCCGAAGGCGGAGGGGGATTTTTGGCAGTCAGGACTTACAACTGATCAGAAGGGACCGCGAGTTGCCAGAAGCCCCTGCAAAGTTCCCATTGGACCCGGTGATGATGGCGTTCTGGTCACCATTCTGCGACAGAACGTCGTAGCCTTTGGTGCCGCATATCTTTCCCGCTTTGGCGTAGCAATTCGACCACGAGCGGGCCGCGCCGGAGCAAGTCAACGTATATGCCTCTCGGCCATCAGGACCGTAGGTCTTCGACGCGGAGGCGCAGCCTGTAAGCAACGCGATCAGGACTAGAGCGGCAAGCTTCACATCAATTCCTATGGTCAGAGTTTTGCGCCATACCAGAAGGCGCGGCCGATGATCTGAAGCCCGTTATCGGGAAGACTTAGATCGACGTCTTGAAATTCGGGATTGTCAGATTTGGCCGTGATGCCGCCCTCCGCAGTCTTCACCAAACGTTTGATAAGCAATTGATCGTCATGACGGATTGCGTAGATTTTCCCGTTCGAAACGGACTTGTTGTTCATATTGATCAGGACAACGGCGCCATCAGGAATCGTGGGGGCCATGCTTTCTCCCGAGCACAGAACGGAAACAACAGAACTTGGGTCTGCACCAGAGGATCGTAGAAAGTCAGCTCGAAAGGACAGGCGGCTTTTATCGTCTTCGTTGAAGACTATCGAACCACGGCCCGCGGAGAATTTCACGCCGACCCGACGTACCGTCACGAACTCGCCCTGCTCACCTTCTGATGCACCGCCAGTGACGAGAAAGTCCACCGAAGTTTGTAGAGCCTCAGCCACATCCTCCAGCCGTTTACGTTTAGGGGCGGTCTTCCCGTTTTCCCATTGCTGGACCGTCTGCCAGGAAACCCCAATGGCATCTGCTAGCTGCTCCATGGACATGGACCGGCGCTCCCGCAGTTGCTTTATGCGTGCGTGAATAGAACTCATGCGCGCGAGGATAAAGACAGGAATTACTTGTGTCATTGCAGGAATTTCTTGCATGCTAGTTTTTCTTGTATTAGCATCGGGGTTATGGATAAGAACCCTCACATCGCCGATGCCATCGCCCGCTTGGGCGGACCTGTAGCCACTGCGCGAGAGGTCGGCGCGCAGAACTACCAAACCGTTCAGCAGTGGCTGAAGGTCGGGAACGTTCCCGCCGAATACGCCCCTGCGCTTGAGCAGAAATCCGGAGTCTCCCGCCGCTTGCTATGCAAGCAGTGGAAGAAGGTTTGGCCGGATTTGGCTGCGGCAGTCGCAACGGCTTCGCAGGCGGCATGAACTCAATGAACCACCCCATGACCGGCCATATCTCGGCTCAGTCGGGCCTCGTCCTGCTCGCAGCAGAGCCTACGAAAGATGTCCATCACGGCGCTTTCGGTGGGGTCTTCAAAAGCGCGCAGGGCGATGTCTTGAGCTTGGGACAAAAGGGTTTCGGTTTCAGTCACGTTCTTTATCTCTCTCATTGACAGGATGTACCCGATGAGTACGGAAACAGTATCTGCCGACAAGCAGGAAATGGCCCGCAAGCAAGCCGCAAGGATTGAAGGCGAAATATTGCGGCGGATTGATGCGGTGACGCAGGCTCGTGCAGCGGCTTGCATGGGCATGGATGCAAGCACGCTCAGCCGTTTCAAGAACGAGCATTTGGAGCGTTTCTGCTTGCTCCTGGCTTCGGTCGGCTTGCAAGTCGCGCCTAAGAATTCCGTTGTCACCACGCCCCATGACCAGAAAGTCCTGAAGCGGTGGGCGGCTAATTGGTTGCTGGCTGAGATTGAAGACGAGGCATAGCCATGAGCGCGATATCAGGCACCCGCAGGGCGATGAAGGAAATGGCGGACGGCACCGTGCGCGTCCAAATCGACATCGATCCTAAGTACCGAAATGAGTTTTTCAACTTGTTCGGCCAGATCGACATGCCCGTAGCCCTTGCGCCGCTTGTGTCTGACTTCGAAAAGTCCACTTCCGACGAAGCGGGCATTCAACAAAAGCCGAAGGGCGGCGAGTTGGCCAAGCTTGCAGGGATGTTCTGCCAGTCGGTGGGGTTCTGGGAATTCTGCCGCGCGGACGATGCAGACGAAGCCCGGGATTGGATTCTGCGCATCTGCGGAATTGAGAGCCGCCGAGACCTGGACCACAACCCAACCGCCGCCAAGATCTTCCACGAGCGCATCCGTAAGCCCTACATGGAGGCGCGGAAATGAAAGGCAAATCTCCCTCGGGCGCTCAGAAGCGGTTCCACGATGCGCTGTGCCGTGACGTGGGTTGTGTGGCTTGCAGGCTGGATGGCGTTGGAAACTTCAATGTCCTGGTTCATCACATCGACGGACGCACCAAGCCGGACGCGCATTGGCTCGTATTGCCTTTGTGCGCTGGCCATCATCAAGACGGCACGGGCGCGCCTGGCCTGGTTGCTGTCCACCCCTACAAAGCACGCTTCGAAGCCCGCTACGGCAAGCAGAAAGACCTTCTGGTGTGGGCTATCGAGATATTGCAAGACCAGGGCCATGTAATCCCTGACGCAGCCCTGGCCGCTGCTGGAATGCTGGAGGCGGCATGAAATTCTGTAAAGACTGCAAGCACCTGAGACCTGCGGCGCCACCCTTGAACGACGAAGACCAATTGAGATTCGCAAAATGTGCGCGAACCAAATATGAGCCCAATTTTGTGACGGGAAAGGTCGAGTTCTATTACGCGAACTCTTCTAGAGGCTCAGCGAGCAAGTGCGGAAAACAAGCCAAGTGGTATGCGTTGGAAGGCACACCCCAAGCGCCTATTGCCACGAGAAAGTGGTGGAAGTTTTGGGGCGAGCAATCATGAACTACTACAGCCACAACATCGGCGATTACGCCCAAGCAACGATGCACCTGAGCCTGGTCGAGGACGCCATCTATAGCCGTCTTCTGCGCCGGTACTACGCAGAAGAAGCCCCCATCGTTGATGACGTTCAGCAGGTGTGCCGCTGGGTTGGTGCTCGCTCAGAGGAAGAGCGCGAAGCCGTGAATTTGGTTCTGCGCGAGTTCTTCACCCTGGAAGACGGCTACTGGCACAACAAGCGTGCAGACGCTGAGATAGCTGCATACCAAGCGAAGAGTGCCAAAGCGTCTGATTCTGCTGCTAAGCGGTGGGGTGGCGATGCCAAGGCAAAGCCAGAAGAATGCGAACGCAATGCCAACGCAATGCCAACGCATAGCGAAGGCAATGCTAACCAAGAACCAATAACCAATAAACAAGAAACAGATAAAGAACACCCCCCTACCCCCCGCAAGCGGGGGAAACCGAAATCTGATGTTCCTGCTTTGTCTGCTGATGACCTCATTCGACTTGGTGTTCCTGAGAACGTGGCCAAGGAATACCTGGCTGTCCGCGCCAGGAAGCGTGCGGACCTGACGGAATTGGCTTTGGCCGGGATTCGACGAGAGGCCGATTCAATCGGATGGACCCTGACGGACGCTTTGAGAACTTGCGTGGAGCGGAGTTGGCAAAGCTTCAACGCCGCGTGGATTGAGAACCAGACACGTGCCGCTCCTGTGCGTCAGACGAACTCACAACGCATTGCCGACTGGAACGCAGAACTGCGGGACGTGCTCACCGAAGGCCAGCGCCCGATGGAGATTGACATGGGAGTGATCGATGCAACTCGCTGAAGCTCAACAAGCCACGATGGGCGCACTCGTGGTCAACGAAATGCGGATGCTGTACGGCTCGAAGTTTGCCCAGCAATGGCAAGGGCTGACGGCTCGGGAGCTGAAGGAATCGTGGGACCAGAAGCTATCCGGGCTGGGTGAACGTGACGTGCGCCGAGGCTTGGTTGCATGCCTACGCCGTGACTGGCCGCCGACTCTGCCCGAGTTCCTGCGTCTGTGCTGCCCGTGGATGGACACGGAAGTTGCCTACCACGAGGCTGTACACGGCATGTCCTGCCGCCGTCGCGGTGAGATGGGGGATTGGTCGCACCCAGCCGTGTACTGGGCTGCTGTGGCCGTCAGCTCAAACGACCTGCTGAACAGCACCTACG